CTTCTTGCTTTTTAGTTTCTAATGTTTGATCAAGAGTTTGTTGTACTTCAGCCATAATACCATCCTATGATAGTATTTATGCAAATTACCAGGCCTTCAGTATTACAACATGTTCGTTGCCTCTGCCGTTGTACTTTATTTCGGTGGCTTTGATACCAGCAAACTGTTTACGATTATTAGGTTTACCGCCATTCATAAGTTCTTTTAGTTGCTCAGCAGGTTTGCGAAGTGTTTTTTGTACACTCTTGTTTGGGTCAAAACCTATTACACTGTTGCTTTTAATACTGTAGGTTTTAATTGTTTCGTCAGCAACTACATAAATTAACTTTCGTGTTTTTGTATTGTATAGCCATGCTTCAGATCCATGAACTAATTTTTCTGGTGAAATACTTGTAAGTTCTAGTTCATCAAAATGTCTAAGGTACTTAAACTTACGTACCAATTGTGCAGGTGTTTTTTGTTTGGCAACTCTTGGTGCTCGATCAGCTTTTTTAACCTGTACATAACTGGCACAGTCAGCAACTGCTCTTTCTAAAAACTTTTGCAAACTACGTATCTGTAACTTTCCTAAATGACTGTAGCCTTCATCTAGTTGTGCCATCATATCGAGTTCTTGTTCTGACATTTTAGCCTGTTCTTTTTTACTAGGAGGATTCATAAGTTCATTGATTTCACTAAGTTGTGCTCGTAGTGGCACTGCAATAATATCAATAGTTTGTGGCGGACATCCTTCTTCTCTAAGAAGTTTCATTACACTATATTTGTCTGGATCTTTGTAATCATTATTTACAAACTCATCAACAAGTTCGTGTACCGCTCCTTCGATATCCATGGTTTTATCCCGCATGTTTTCTTGTATTGTTTTGCGTTCGACTTTTGGTTTTGTATTATCTACAACAAGTTTTGGTGCAGGTGGTGTGCGTTCTATAGCATTTGCAATACTTTTCTTAATATAATCACTGGTAGGATGGACATCACCAATTGTACCTGGCAATGTTTGCCAATAAGCATTGTGCTCGGGATGTATGTCTGGCATGCCTTGACGTAAACATCTAGCATAGATACTCGGATATACCAAACCACTGTAACCATGTCGTTTTATAGTTGCAATATCTTCTTTGCTATAGTTGTTTTCTTTCATCCATGCCAGTAGATCAGGAAACAGCTCAACTGGCTTACGTTCATGATAGTACCAATCTACAGAAACACGTTTATGCCTGTGATAGGCCTCGCCGCTCATGTCCAATGCAGTAGTCCAACTTGGATCTTGTGCTTTACTACGTTGTTTTCTTACAACTGGCTTTTTCTTACGTGTGCCTGGTTTCATTAAACTTTTGCCTTTTGCCATTAAATGCTCCTATAGTTCTAACTGTGTACAGAGTATAACATGTATGTAGTTAGTGTCAACCACGATTATTTTATTCTTTTACAATAAAAAGGTTGACTTATATTCAAACTATGTTATTATATATGTATAGTTAGAAATAAGGAGAGCTAGATGTCAAAGATAGATTTTATAAGTGCAGAAAACGGCGGTATTAAGTTTTACGGTGGTAGAGATGATGTTGCTATGGAACTTAATTGTGTTGGTTTTGCAAAAACTGCTGAAATGGTTAATTATATAATCAAGACCAGAGGTCTAGCAGATAGAGTAATGCACAGTAGTTCAATGGACTTTGCCAGTGAATATGGTTTTGCTAACAATGATGATGCATGGATCTTATGGCAGGATGGTTATGAGTTGGATGATAAAAAAGCCGCAGAGGTAGCATAATGAAATACAAAGTTCAAATTAAAGCCGCAGTGAATGAAAACATTAAATTAGTTTCATACGAAACTGGCAAACACGATGCAGTTAGTGAAGCAGAAAAAGAGTTGTTTGAAATGATAGAGACTGCAAGACTACAAGATGGTATTGATGCAGTTGAGTTGTTGGTTTACATTCCTAAAATAGTCGAGTGTTACAAAGATGAAATGTCGCAGGCAAAATATGGATAATGCAATATTTCGACTATACGAAAGACGTATAGACAACTGCTGGCAAGCTGCAGAATTTTGTGCGGATGGCACTTGGGGCAAAGACTACTGGCGACAAAATGCCATGTATCTTTTACGTAAGATGAATAAAGAACTAAACGGAGGATCAGAAAAATGAAATTTATGTTAGTTACAATGATGTTGGCTAATCCAATGACTTATGCAGACAAAGAAACCTGCATGATTGCAGTTGATGCACTAAAAAATGTTGATATCGAAGCAGTGTGTATTCCAGCAGGAGTTGAACAACAATCAACCGCTGATAGAATGATTGCTAATATGATGAAAATGATTGATAGGTTAGAACAAAGAAACAACCAAGGTTATATTGGCGGAGGCACAAACAAGGATGCATTTAAATGAACAGCACTATATTAGGTTTGCAGTTTGATACAAGCAAATATCATAAAGGCATACAACTTGTGCTTGATTATAAAAAGTATGAGTTGAGTATTGTACAACACGAAGCCAGTTACGGCGGCACACAAGGCTTGTTTGAGATTATGGTAAGTGATAAAAGTGGTCAAGGAATAGAACTTCCTGGCATTACAGAACCAGGCGATACTGTTCGTGGTTGGTTAACACTTGAAGAAGTTGCTAACATTTGCAAAAAGATGACTACTATCACTGGTAAAGATCCAGTTAAGGTTGCTATCTAAAACCATAAATACAGTAAGAAGGATTACTGTATGCCTAGATTAAGTCTTTATCGTCCAAATCGTCAAAACGATTACAAATTCATTGACCGTACTATTATGGAAATGTATCAGGTTGGCGGAGTTGATATGTTTGTTCACAAGTACCTTGGACCACAACCTCATGGAGATGACAGTTCCAGTGTAAGCGGCGGCACTCAAGATGCAACACAACCTGCATATAGCAGTGAAAGTCCTTTGTTTATAGAAGATTTATTCTTACTTGAAAACAGAGACAGAAAATACGATGATGATATATACCAAATGCGAGGTGTATACAACTCGCAGGACATAGATTTTGATCTCAGTCAATTTGGATTGTTTTTAAACAACGACACACTGTTTATTACTTTTCATTACAACTTTATGATTGAAACACTTGGTCGTAAACTCATGAGTGGAGACGTTCTTGAACTACCAAACCTTAAAGATTACAACCCTCTTGATAGTAATATTGCTCGAGCTATACCGAAGTACTATGTAATACAAGACGCTGCCTTTGCAAGTGAAGGATTTTCACAAACTTGGTTGCCACATCTATGGCGTGTAAAAGCAACACCGCTTGTAAGTGCTCAAGAATACAACGATATACTCAAAAAACCTTTTGAGGTTAAAAATATTTGGGATAATGGAAACTATTATCCTAGTGGAAGTATTGTTTTACATAACAATACCTATTATAAAGCAATTAAGGACGTAGATCCAGGTGTAGAAATAACCAGTACTGAACACTGGCAAGAGTTTGAGCCACTTACTGAACAAGAAACATTTGGAACAGTTGTTAAAGATAGAGAGATAAATGATGCTATTCTGACTCAAGCAGAATACGAAGTTCCACTAAGTGGTTACGATACAGTTAAGTTCTACATTGTACCCACAAACGAAGATGGAACTCCTGCAGATCCAAACAGTTATACTGTTGATAACACAGGCATCACAGTTGATACCACAAATGTCGACGTTGACGGACAACCACAATCACCTAGAGCAAATGGGTATACACTTGGATACTTAACTGGAGATGGTATTGCACCAAATGGCTTACCGGTTACTCCAGGAACAAGTTTCCCACAAAATGCACAAGAAGGAGACTTTGCACTTAGACTAGACTACTATCCAAATAGACTTTTTCGCTATAGTGGTACACGATGGATTAAGTACGAAGACGATGTGAGAACCAATTTGACACCAGGTGATAAAGAAAAAGCAGTTGCAAACTATGGCAACGTACAATCCCAAACACAACGTAGTAGTTTTGTAAACAATACCAACGAAACTGCAACTGAAGATCGTGGTAATATTCCTGAACGTCAACCATTAAGCAAGATACTTAAACCCCAGGCTGACAATTAATGCTAGAATATATTATTTTTGGAATCGTAGATAATGCTATAATGATACTTGGTGCAATGACTGGACTAAGTGTTGAAAAGTATCTGCCTCCTGCATTTCAGAAAGGCATAGGTACAGTAGTAGGAGCAGGTTTAGGTAATGCACTCAGCGACTTTGCAGGTGGTGCAAGCACTGCTAGTTGGGATCTTGCAACTGGCACTGCACTAGGTTGTATCATTGGACTGATTTTTATTCCAATTTTTAAAATGCTTGGAAACCTTAGGAGCAAATCCTAATGCAACAGTTTTTTTACGATGAACAAATACGTAGATTTTTACTACAATTCACCAGAGTATTTTCTAATTTCCAAGTAGAATACGGAAGAACCGAAGACAACACACAAAAAGCATTGTACAGAGTGCCTGTACGTTATGGTGATTCTACACGTCAAGCATCAACAATTATTCAACAGAACAGTGCAAACAGTTTGCCAAGCACACCATTGATGACATTTCATGTTACTAATCTAAACTATGCACGTGACAGAATACAAGATCCTACCTTTGTACAAAAACAAAATGTTAGACAAAGATACTGGGATACACAATCTCAAGAATATGAAACCACACAAGGAACTGCCTTTACAATAGAAAAACTAATGCCTGTGCCTTTTGATCTTGAAGTCAACCTTGATATATGGACATCAAACACCAATCAAAAATTACAATTACTTGAACAACTATTAACATTGTTCAATCCAAGTTTAGAAATACAAAGCACAGAAAACTTTATAGACTGGACCAGTTTAAGTGTTATGTACTTGGAACAGGTAACTTGGAGTAGTCGTTCAATTCCACAAGGCACCGACGACCCAATCGACATTGCAACACTGAGATTTGTTATGCCAATATACATATCTCCACCAGCAAAAGTCAAAAAACTTGGTGTAGTTGAAAAAATTATAGCAAGTGTATATGATGGTACTGGTGATCTCAATGAAGCAATATACGATAGTGATTTGCTCATGGGTACAAGACAAAAGTTTACACCATTTAACTACCAAACACTGTTGATTGGAAATAAACTACAAGTGCTTGAACCACAAGCAGTTGTGACAAATAACAGTGGAGTACAGGTACCAAGTGCGCCTCCTAGTAATTTGCTTTGGCACGCAGTTATAGACCTATATGGTTCTCTGCGTAATGGTATAAGCCAAGTAAGATTAGATAATCCTTATGATGATACTATTATTGTTGGCACAGTATCATATGATCCTACTGATGATAGATTTCTATTGTTTACTGTTGATACTGATACTATTCCTGCAAACACCTTGTCGCCAGTTAATGCTATTGTTGATCCACAAGCAAAAGGTCCAGGTACCGTAAATGGATTGCCTGCGGCATCTGAAGGACAAAGGTATTTGTTTATAAATGATACTGGAAGTGATAGCTTAGAAGATCCAGGATTTGCCGAAGCATGGCAAGGCACTGATGGATCAACATTAGTTGCAAATACAAATGATATTGTTCAGTATGATGGTGTACGTTGGAATATTGCATTTGACGCCAGCAACGAAACGAATGTACAATATGTAAGTAACCTAACAACCAGTGTCCAATATAGATGGGCAAACAACGAATGGCTAAAAAGTTACGAAGGCTTATACCCTGAAGGCGAATGGAGCATTGTACTTTGATAAATGCAGTTGGTGTATGGTTTTACAGTATAAAGACAGATCGATATCTTTATTTGCTTAGGAATGATAATAAAAATCCAGGATGCTGGGGACTACCAGGTGGCAAAGTTGATGCTGGTGAGAATTTAACAGATGCTATACAAAGAGAATGCCAAGAAGAAATTGGCATTTGGCCTGAGATTGTTAAGTTAGTACCTATAGAAAAGTTTACCAGTGCAGATGGTCATTTTAGCTATCATACATTTTTTTGTTTGATTGACAACGAATTTACGCCCATACTTAATTCTGAACATCATGGATACAGTTGGATAAAAAGTGGTGTCTGGCCAAAGCCTTTGCATCCAGGACTGTGGACTACAATTAATTTTGAAGAAATTCTAGAAAAGATTGATACAATCAAACAGTTTCAAATATCACAATATGAAATAAACTCTGCATAGTTCATTTGAATAAAATTAGTGTGTTCTCTCCAAAGATCATGTGCGTGTCCAGAATCGCTTACATAATAAAATTTAGTGGTTTTGTAGTTATCAAACACTGAGTTCATTTCTTTAACTGTTTTTTCATCTGCATTTCCTTTAGCATCATACGCATCAGCACCAATTAAGAAAACTTCTTTGTGTCCATCGAAGCATGCTAACCATGTTGCTACTGTTATACTTTTACCACGTACACCATAAGGCACAAGATAAAATTCACCAGGATCGTTAATGCAATTTCTTGCATTACTGTATACTGTAACTTTTTCTTGATATTTTTCTAATTTTATTTCTGCAAGTTTTTGTTGATCAAACTCGATATAGAAATCGCATTGCATTTCCTGCCAACAACCTTGAGAACCGTAGCTTTGTAAACGTTTACGTCCAAGATGCCAACCAGAATGTCTTTCAATATTGTTTTTTAAATTAAACTTTCCGTTGAACTTTGTTTCATAACGACTGGCTCCATTGCCTATTACTGCGGCACGGCCACTTATATGTTGATTTTGTATAGGATTTTCAATCCATTCACGTTCTTGATGCTTTTTACCATCTTTTATAGTATTGCTTACAATAACAAATTCGCCATCGTAATCAGTACGGTATCTTTCTAACATTATAGTCTTCCGACAAGTACTTCTATCACACCTGTGCCATCATTGTCTTTGTTTTCAATTGCTTTACCGATTACACTACCAGTTGGTGGATTGTGAATATCTTTATATGCTTGTGCATGTCCAGGTTCGTCACTGCTGATCAACATATCGCCTTTGCGTACAGTTCCAACAACCTTGCACGGTACTCGTCCAATAAGTGCTACACTGATACCATCTAAATCATTGTTCATCAAGTAGGCAGGATCAGTTGAAACTACACCTGCAATTGCAGTGCTTCTAGACCTACGAGTTTGTGTTACTTCGTATTCGCCTCCAAGTTCAACAACAGTGCCAGGCTCATAATCTTGATCGCTGGTATATTTTTCTGCTAAGTCAGCATACCTTGCTTGTGTGGCGGTTGCAGTTATCACGCCAGCACTGAAATTTCCACTACCATCTCTAAACACTATAGTGCTTGCGGTGTTAGCATTTGTAGCATTTGATGTTACAGTAAATGTACCACCTTCACTATTAACACTTCCACTTATACCACTACCACTTGTTGCACCCTGTTGTACATAGTTACCTGTGGTATCAGTTCCAAGTGCTACTGAGTTGGCTGCAATTGTTGCTGTTAGAGTTGCACTACCAAGATTGGTAAGTGTTGCACTACCTGACAAATCACCAGCTAGTGTGATTGTTGGGTCACTTGTTGCAGTAGTAGCAATACTTACATTACCAAGATTGGTCATTGTAGCACTTCCTGTTACTGCACCTGTCAATGTGATTGTTGGATCTTTTGCCAAACTAACTGCTCCGGAGCTAACCGAAAAGTCTGTAGAATTAAATGATGCAATCCCTTTATTAGATGTTGTAGCATCTTCTGCTGAGATAGTTACTGCTGCAGATTCTGAACCTGAACCTGATACATCAATACCTTCTCCAGCGGCAATTGTAGCTACATAGTTTCCAGTTGTATCAGTACCAAGGGCAACACTATTAGCTGCAATTGTTGCCGTTAGTGTGGCATCGCCAAGGTTAGTAAGTGTTGCACTACCAGATAAGTCTCCAGCTAATGTGATTGTTGGATCGCTAGTTGCAGTTGTTGTAATACTTGCTGTATCGCCTGCACTTG